CAACTGGGTAGGCAGATTAGCCAGGTTGTATGCCACCCAAGGAACGACTGCTAAACAGGCTTGGATGCTCGCAGAATGGTTTATTAAGCGTTGCCCTTGGCTAGTAATCATTGGAGGTAACCATGACCTTTGGAGCGGTGCTGGAGACCCTTTAAATTGGATTACACGGGGTCAAACCTACATTCACTCGGCTAGTGAAGCCCGATTTGCCTTAGTTTTCCCTAATGGCAGAGAAGTTATCGTCAATTCTAGGCATGATTTTTCTGGTAATTCTCAATGGAACAGCGCCCACGGGGTTATGAAAGCCATTCAGCTGGGTAATCGTGACCATATTAGCGTAGCAGGACATAAGCATGTCTCAGGATATGGTGTTATAAAAGATAGCGGAACTGGCAGAATTTGCCACGCAATTCAGGTAGGTTCGTATAAAATGATGGATAGGTACGCCCAAGAAAAGGGCTTTAGAGACCAAATGATTTCTCCATGTGCAGTAACGATTATCGACCCAGATTTAGAAGATACTCACCCAGACATGATTAAAGTCTTTTGGAATCCTCAAGAAGCTAGAGATTATTTGGATTATAAGAGGTCAAAGTATGAATGATGTTTTTACCCAACTCGTAACTGGCAAGGACAATAAAACCCATGATTTGGGGCGTTGGACTTGGATGTTAGGCTTTTTTGCGGTAATTTGTATTGCAACTTATGAAGTCATTCAAGCTCATTCTGTGAGCCTGACTGAATTGGCTGAAGCTTTGGGCATCGTTTCTGGTGCTGGTGGTGCTTCTGTAATGATGAAACAAAATTCTGAACCTTCTGGAGACCAATAATGGAAAATCAGCTCGAAACAGCTAAGGAGGTGGCTGGCAAGTCAATTGGGAAACACGGACTTGCATACATCACTGCAATTATTGTTATTAGCGTAGCGTCGAGTATTTTTTTAGATGCCACTAAGATAGCTGCCGTTATTGGTATGGCTGGTGGTGCAATTATGGCTATTATCAATATGATGAACGCAGTATCAGGAACAACTGAAAAAGAAGAAAAACCTGAGTTTACCGTTATTCAAAATTTAATTGAAAAGTTAGATTATTTAGCAGACAAAGAACCTCCAATGTCAGTCACTGTTGATGGCGATAAAGTCACTGTCACAAAAGGTTCTGACACTATAACAACGAGAAAATAATGTTCTCATTTACTTATGTCAAAATTGGAGTGGTTGCTGTATTTTTACTTGGCGCTTATGCTTTTGGTTGGCATAGCAGGGATATTGATTTTACTAAGTTTAAAGATGAGCAAAAGGCAATTGCTGAAAAACAGATTGCAGAGAACGAAGCAAAACAGAAAGAACAGGAAATAATCAATGACAATCTCAAACAAACTTATGAAGCTCGGATTAGCAATATTCACACTTTCTATACTGGGATGCTCAACTCCCGTAGCGGTGCAGTGTCCAGCGTTCCCAACGCCACCCTCACAGTTAATGGAAAAACCCTCGACAGCGTGGCTGTTGCCGAACAGTGTGCAGCCGAAACCGCAAAACTAATCACCTTGCAAGACTGGGTTAATCAACAGGTGAATCTCAAATGAATTTAGAACAGTTGCGGGCTTTGTCAATAGACGAAAAATGGCTAAAACCCATTAATGACACCTTTGCTAAGTACGAAATCAATACTGCACTGCGTCAATGTGCTTTTTTAGGACAATGTGCTCATGAATCTAATAATTTTAGAGTTTTGGAAGAAAACCTTCATTACTCCGCTGATGGACTTATGCGTGTTTGGCCCAGTAGATTTCCTGATAGAACTGTGGCTGAACAGTATGCGAATAACCCCGAAAAAATCGCCAACAAAGTCTACGGAGGAAGAGCAGACTTAGGCAATACTGAAGATGGGGATGGTTGGAAGTTTCATGGAAGAGGCGTAATTCAGCTCACAGGGCGTGCAAACTACACCGTCTGTGGACAAGCCCTAGGTGTTCCTTTTGCAGACACTCCTGAGCTTGTATTGCAACCAGAATGGGCTTGTATGAGTGCTGGATGGTTCTGGAACAAGAAGAATTTGAATGCTTTAGCTGACTCTAAAGACTATGAAACCATGACTAAGCGTATCAACGGTGGAACATTAGGTTTTGATGACAGAAAGCTAAAAATTGCAAAGGCTTTTGAAGTACTAAACATGTAATTTTGTCAAGAATTAGGTTAGAATGAGAAAAAAGCTGTATAGTTTTTGCCCTTTAACATTTGGATGGTAAAAAGATGACGGCTTCTTTTGTATTAACTTATGACTCATTGACCACTCAGGTAGAGCAATACCTAGAGCGTAATGACCAAGCTGTCGTTCAAGCAATCCCTACTTTTATCACGCTTTGCGAGTTTGAAATAGCTCAGCAAATCAAGACTTTAGGGCAACAACAGGTTGTAGATGCAGTTATGAGTGCTGGAAATGCCATCATTCAAAAACCTGCACGCTGGCGAAAGACCGTTTCTTTTAATGTTACAGGTTCTTCTGGTACACCTTCACCCGTATACCTACGAAAATATGAGTATTTGCTAAACTACAACACTGGCGGTACTACAGGACAACCTTTGTACTACGCAGACTACGATTATGACCACTGGCTTGTGTCTCCGACCCCTGACCAAGCTTACCCATTCCAAGTGCTGTATTACGAGCGTTTACAGCCCTTATCTTCTGATAATCAGACTAACTGGATTACCGAAAACGCCCCCAATGCGATGCTTTACGGTACTCTTTTGCAAGCTATGCCATTTCTTAAGAATGACCAGCGTCAAATATTTCAGCAAAAGTACCAAGAAGCTATGGCTGTCCTCAAAACTGAAGACCAGTTCCGTATTGGTGACCGTCAATCTGTTGCTATTGAGAGTTAAAAATGACTACATATACAAATCCATTCACAGGGCAAACCATTTCTCCTTCTCAGGTTAGCTATGAATCACTTACCATTTCTGCAAATACCACCCTGCAATGGCCTGTCAATGGAAATAATAGTAATGTTGTAGCAAATATCATAGAAGTTACCGCCACAATCGGTTCTGCTAGTTTCAATGGATACATAACAGGGTCAACCCTTACCGTTACTTCGGTAACATCTGGAACAGTCGCAGTAGGGCAAACACTTACTGGTAGTGGAATTACCACAGGAACAACAATTACAGCTCTTGGTACGGGTACAGGTGGTGTAGGAACTTACACCGTTAGCGTCTCTCAAACTATTGGCGCAACCATGACTGCGTCATTATCTGGAACACTCTTAACGGTGACGGCTATCTCTGGTGTTTTGGCAGTGGGTCAATTAATTCAAGGTTCCGCTGTAGCAAATAATTTGACTATTACTGCGTTTGTTACAGGAACTGGTGGTACGGGTACTTATACCGTAAGCAGTTCTACCTCTGGAACTTTAGGCTCAAGAGCAATGACAGCTTCACCTGTGTTATCTGCTCCTGCTTTAATGTTAGAAATGCCCTCTGCTCAGCAAGTTTCTGTTGGTCAATCAGTACTTATTAGAAATGTAGGAAGTAACTCTTTCACTGTAACCGATAACAGTGGCAACACAATTGTTTCAATTGCTTCTGGCATCGCAGATTATATCTATTTGACTAATAACTCCACAACTAATGGAACATGGTCTACGGTTACTTTTGGAGCAGGAACATCGTCTGCTAATGCATCAACTTTAGCTGGTTACGGATTAATTGCGACAGGTTCTCAATTAAATCAAGCTTATCCTTTGACTGGTTATTACTCTAATGCAACCTTAGATGCTACTAATCGTTCTAACTTTGTTGTTTGGCAAAGTGGTGTAGGTACTATAACGCTTCCTTCTTCGTCTGTCGTAGGGAACAATTGGTTCGCAATGATTCGTAATGCAGGTTCTGGTATTTTAACTATCAATCCAGTTGGTACTGACACAATCGATGGAAATTCTAGTACCCAATTACAGCTAACAGAATCTCTCGTTATTGTTTCCAATGGCTCTACTGGATTCAACACTTTTGGATATGGTCGCTCGAATACTTTCGCTTACACTCAATTAGCATTAACAGTCACTGGTGGTACTTTGACTGAGACTTCATCACAAGCTGCTAATACTATTCAAGAATTTAGTGGTACTTTAGGGTCTAATCAAATTGTTATTTTGCCATCAACAGTTCAACTGTATTCAGTAACAAACAATACGACTGGCTCTTTTAACTTGACTTTTAAAACTTCAGTAGTGGGTGGCGCAACAGTTACTGTTCCGCAATCATCTAGCGTTATTTTAATTTGTGACGGTACAAATGTTTATAATGCTACTTCTGGAGCGGTAACTACTATTACTTCGTTGACTTTGGGTAATGGTTCTACTTCTGTACCTTCTTTAAAGTTTTCAGGCGACCTTAATACTGGTTTGTACCTGCCATCTTCTGGTCAATTAGGTTTTGTAGTTGGAAACACATTTGCAGGGTATTTTGATAGCACTGGTTTCTACGCATTCAATGGTATCAGCGGAGGGACATTTTGACCGCTAATGTTTATTCTTTAGCGATACCAGCTGGAATCCAGCGTGATGGTACTTTATTTGACTCTCCTATGTATGTGGATGGTCAATGGGTTCGTTTTCAGCGTGCAAGACCAAGAAAAATAGGCGGTTATAAGGGCATTTTTTTAAACGCCATTGAAGTTAGCCGTGGCATGACTATGCAATCCCAGCAAGGACTGAACTATGTTTATTCAGGAAGCTCAAGTTATCTTCAATATTGGCAAACAGATAATGATGATGGCGTAGGTTCAGGACCAGTTAGCGTTACTGTTAACAACTTTACTGCAAATTCGAATAACCTTTGGCAATTTGATATTGGTTATGATTCTGGTGGTAGTGGGCAATTACAAGTCGTAGCACACCCTGGTCAAAACCTCACTTACATTGATAGTACAGTCAACACTCCCGTATTAGTTGGTCAGTTCCCTGGCGGTTCTTTATCTCAAGTTGGCGTATTTACTGCATCTGGAACCCTTTCTGGTGCTACCTACACAATTTCTTCTGCTAACTACAAGATTGCCATAGGGC